GCCCCCTTCGTCACCAAGACCGACAGCTGGGTCAGCCTGGCGCTGAAGCGCATCATGGTCATGGCCGCCGAGGGCGGTTACGACCGCGTGGCTTTCATCACCGGCCAGCAGGCGGTAGACCTGTACGACCTGAGCAAGCAGGTCGATGAACTTAGGTACGGGGAGGGGATGCTTGTCGCTATTAAAAACGGCACCATCATCTCGTCCAGAGAAGTGTCCAAGGAAGAGCTCCCCGACAACGTGGGCAAAGAGGCGGCCGATCGGCTGCTGAACAACCCGACGGAGACGACGCCTAACGGCTACGCCGTTTTGTCAGGCGTCGACCTCAAGGTCGGCGGCGAGGGCATGCGCGCGTTCTACGACCAGATCGTGCCGGCTGCCGTCAAGAAGCTGCTGCCGAAGGCCGGTGGTGGGCGGATGGCAAGCGTCTTGATTGGAAAGCCTGCCTATGACTTCACCATCCGCCAGGATGGAGCCAATGAATTTAGCGTTCTTGGTCCCGATTACAACGTGGTTTCAACTTACTCGACATGGGGCGCGGCAGAAGCAGATGCCGAACGCAGGAATGAGGCATCCGACGGCAAGATAACGCGCCAACCCGGCTTCGACGTCACCGACGCCATGCGTCAGGCCGTGGGCGTAGGCCTGCCGCTGTTCAACATCAGCCAGTCCCCCGCCCCCGCCTTTGCCCAGGTCGACCCGAAGCGCCGCGAGAACTTCCGCGGCCGCATCGATGGCCTGCAGAAGCGCCTCGACGCCGGCAAGATGACGGACGCCGAGTTCCAGCTTGCCGTCAAGGAAGCGGTCAGCTCGATGCGCGCCGAGCGCGATGCGCGCCGGGCGACCACGACCGGCAAGGACCGGCGCCGCGGTGCGGACTGGGTGAAGTCGCGGCTCCGCAAGGCGGCCTCGAACAACGAGATCCCGGCCGTTGAGGCCGCGTTCGCCGAGTGGCTGATCGACCAGAACCCGGCGATCGCGGAAGACCTCGCCATCAGCATCCGCCGGGCGCCGGAAGGCAGCAGCGCCGCTGCGAACTACAGCCCAGCAGCACGGCTCGTCAGTATCTTCAAGGGCGCCTCGGACGGCGACTCCACGAATCACGAGATCCTGCACCACACCGAGCGCATGATGCCGGAGGAAGTGCAGGCCGGCATCTTCGCCGAGTGGCAAAAGGCCTTCATGGCCGCGCTTCGTGGCGCCGACAAAGAGACGCGCAAGCTGTTGCTCGACATGCTGGCGGCCTCCTATGGCAGCCAGTCCGCCAAGGAGCGCGTGACGAGCGCCTTCAACAACGGCTTGCTGACCTACAACCCGCACTACCAGCTCTACAGCCCGTCGGAGTTCTGGGCGGTCAACGGCAGCCGAATCCTGGCCGACCGGTTCATGGCCCAGAAGTCTTGGGTCAAGCGCGCGAAACAGTGGCTCAAGGAGATGATAGAGCACGTCAAGGGCTTGCTCGGCCTGCCCTCCGACGCCCCGGTGCTGAGGGCTCTCAAGGCCGTGCTGGAAGGCGACGGCGAGTTCCAGCCCGGCGCCGGGATGCTCACGGACAGGGATCGGTCGTCGCTCGTCAACGAGATCGCCAACGACGCGGAGGTTTCGGAAGCGGCCGCCAGCGCCGCGGAGACTCAGAGCTTCGACAACATCCAGCGCCGCGTACGGAACAACGTCATCCAGTTCTGGGGCAACCGCAAGGGCTCGATCAAGAACTTCAGCGGCTACGACCGTACTATCGCCACGCAATACCACAAGGCGCTCAAAGACCCGGACTTCGGCAAGGTGTTCGCGCTCGTCAACGCGACGCTCAACGCCGTGTCGACGACTTCGATCCGCCCGGCCGAGCTCGCCCCCGGCATCTTGCCGAAGGTCGAGGACGTGCGCTCGGCGGTCCGCGCGGCCTTCGGCCGCGGTCTGGCGCGCCGCGACCTCGAGGTGGCGGCCAACGCCGTCTTCGCCGGCACCCTCGTTGGCAAGAGCGCGATGGACGGCCGAGTGTGGTCGGAAGCCGAGTTCATGAGCAAGTTTGATGGCGCGAACGCTGCGTCGTGGGCGCTCTACAAGCAGTCCCGGGCGGCGATCGACGCCAGCCTGGACGAGCTGGCGGCCGCCGAAGCCTACTCGATCGTGCAGGACATGGTGCCGCGCAGCGCGCGCAGCAGGATCTTGGACGACGTGAACACGGCGCGCCCGACCATCTTCGGCGCCATCGACCTGCGGATTCGCATGATGAAGCGGAATCTGGAGCAGGCCGTAGCCTCGAAGAACGACCAGGCCGTCGCGGAGATCCAGGCCGAAATCGACGCGATGCAGGTCACGCGAGACAAGGTGCTCAAGATCTTCGGCATCGCCAAGCAGCTCAAGGAAGGAGGCTACGCGCCGCTGATGCGGTTCGGCCGGTTCGGTGTGACCGTGACCAAGATCGACCCGCTGACCGGGCAGCCGGACAGCGCGGACGGCGATGCCACGCTGTTCTTCGCGCGCTACGAGTCCGAGTCGGAGGCGAAAGCCGCTCTCAGGGAGCTCAAGGCCCAGTACGGCGACGACAAGACCATCAAGATCACGGCGGCGCCGGTATCCGAGAAGTCCCACGAGCTCTACTCCGGTATCTCGCCGGAGACCATCGCCATCTTCGCCGAGACCATCGGCGCGGAATCGGCGATGAAGAAGTACATCGAGAACGTCGCCAGCGAACGCTCCGCGCTCAAGCGGCGGCTCGACCGCAAGGGCACCGCCGGGTTCAACCGCGAGATGCCGCGCGTCCTCTCGAACTTCATCACCTCGAACGCCCGGTACAGCGCGCAGCGGTACTTCATGAAGGAGATCGACCGCTCGATCTCGCGCATACCGAAGCAGACCAAGGGCGACGTGCGGGACGAGGCGATCGACCTCAAGAACTTCGTCATGAGCCCGTCGGACTCCGGCGCGGCCGCGTCCTCGGCGATGTTCGTCTGGTTCCTCACCGGCTCGGTCGCGGCGGCGGCGGTCAACCTGACCCAGACCGTTACGATGACCATGCCGTACCTGTCGCAGTTCGGCGGCCCAGGTGCGCTGCCGAAGGCGATGGCCAAGGCGATGCCGGTGGCGATGGGCAAGCGCGAGGCGGACCCAGAGTTGCGCGCCGCGCTGAAGCGCGCCAATCAGGAAGGCATCGTCGACGCGCAGGAGATCTTCCACCTCTACAGCGTCGGCGCTCAGAGCGTGGCAAAGGGGGTCGGCAAGCTGGTCGGCGCGGGGGACAGCGCCAGGGCGCGGCTCAATGCGACCCTGACCCTGCTCGGCTCGATGTTCTCGCTGGCCGAGAAGTTCAACCGCAAGCTGGCATTCACAACCGCTTACGAGCTCGCGCGCGAGATCGGCGCCGCTGACCCCTACGCTTTTGCCGTCCGCACGGTCAACACGACGCAGGGCGTCTTCAGCAAGGCCGGGCGCCCCAACTGGGCGCGCTCGATCCCGGGGCGCCTCATCTTCACCTTCAAACAGTTCTCCATCATGTATGTGGAGATGTTCGTTCGGATGTGGAAGCACGGCGGCCCGGAGGGTAAGCGCGCGTGTTTGATCATGCTCGGAGTCCTCATGCTTCTGGCCGGTGAGGAAGGTCTGCCGTTCATGCAGGATCTGAACGACCTGATCGACACGCTCGGCCAGATCGCAGGCTACGACACCAACGTCGCGCGCTCGAAGCGCCGCTTGGCGCACGAGCTGCTTGGCAAGGAGCTGGGCGACTTCTTCCTGTACGGCATGTCGTCGGCGCTGCCGCTCGACTGGCACGGGCGTCTCGGCGTCGGCAACCTGATCCCGGGCACCGGCCTGTTGAAGCCGTCGAACGAGGGCAGGCGGACACGCGAGATCGCGGAGATCATCGGCCCGAGCGCCGGCGCGGCCACGCAGATGTCGGACGCGGTCGACGCGGCCTTCGAGGGCAAGCCCCTGAAGGCGCTGCAGAACGCCTCCCCGAAGTTCATCAAGGACGCCATGCAGGCCGCGGAGTGGGGCTCGAAGGGCTACGCCACGGACAGCCGCGGCCGGATGCTCACCGAGGTCGACGGCCTCGATGTCGCCCTCAAGGGCATCGGCTTCCAGCCCACGGCGGTCGCCGAGAGGCAGCGCGCCGCCGGTCCGCTGTATCAGGACATCGCGCTGCAGAAGCGGGTCGAGTCGAGCATCATCGACGCCTGGGCGTCGGGGATCGTCGCCGGGGACGACAAGGCGATCGACAAGGCCGCCAAGAAGCTCGACGACTGGAACAGGAAGAACCCGGACACCCCGGTCGTCATCACGCAGCAGCAGCTCATGGATCGGGTCAAGACCATGTCGCTTGGCCGCGACCAGGCGCTACTCAAGACTGCGCCGCGTGAGCTGCGCGGCCGGGTCGCGGAAGGGCTCGACTCCGTCGAGTAGCTTTATTGGATCACGTCAGAACGGGATCTCGTCGTATTCCCAAGACGAGCACCCGGACTTGATGACCTCGACCGGTGGCTCTTCGCCGTTCGCCAGGACGCACCCGGCGCTGTGAAAGTGGACGCAAGTCCGGCATCCGGTGTCCATCGTCTCGAGATACTGGATCTCGGCCTTCAGGTGCGTGATGCGCCTGTCGATCTCGGCTTTCGTTTTCACTCGTCTTCCTCGTTCAAAACCTGCGACACGGTGACGCGGTCGGCGCCCCAGAGTCGGCGCAACACGCTCTCGTCCGCCATCACGGCGTCGACCAGCGTGTCAGCCTCTTCCTCTCCGGGTGCGATCACGCGATCGAACCGAACCTGAATCGTGACTGTCATGGGCATGGCTTTACTCCTGAAAGCACCCACCCCGGAGCCCATCATGCGATCTCGAAAGCCCTAATGTCGATCGGGCGAACGACCTCGGAGATGTCGAGGCGCATCGAGCCCATGTCGGCGCGGACGACCTCCCAATACTTCCCGTTCCGCTTCACGCTGATCCGGTCGGGGGCGGGGATCCTGCCTTGCCCGAGCAGCTCAAGCGCCGCCGTAACCGTGTCCGGGCACATGGCGCCGCGCTGCCAGAACCACGAGACAGCGTGTTTCTTGACGTTGCTCTTCGGGTCTTCGACTGGGATCCACTCGTCGAAGGACGTCGCGCCGCACCAGTAGGTCACGCGCACGGAGTCCGGGCGACCCTCCTTCTTGTGCCGGCGGTACTCGACCTTGGTCACGTCGTACCACTTCGGCTCGGCCAGGGCGGCCACGATCACGCCGTCGGCGGCCTCGGTGCCGTGCTTCGGCTTGACCGGCCACTCGTACCCGCAGGCGGGGCAGGTCATCAGCGAGGCGAAGAGCAGCTCGTGGCATTGGGGGCACTCCTTGGCGGGGGCCACGCTGACCCCCTCGCCGCCGCCCTTCGAGCCCTTGACCCGGATCTGGTCGATGGGGCCGTGCCGCTCGATGTTCCCGGCGAAGTCGAGGACGAGCGTGTTCTCCTTGCTCGGGTGCGTCCGCAGGCCGCGCCCCATGATCTGAACGTAGAGCCCGGTGCTCTTGGTCGGGCGAAGCATCACGATGCAGTCGATGTGCGGGGCGTCGAACCCGGTCGTGAGCAGCATCGCGTTGAATAGGATGCGAGTCCGGCCGTCCTTGAACGCCTTGATCTTGGCGTCGCGCTCCCCGGCGGCCATGTCCCCTGTGACGTAATCGGCCGACCAGCCGCGAGACGCGGCGATCTCGGCGGCGTGTCGGGCGTGGTCGACCCCGGCGCAGAACCCAAGGATGTGCTTGCGGTCGTGCGCGTACTGGGTGATCTCGTCGAGCGCGCCGTTGATCAGGTTGTCCTTGTCCATCGCGGACTGCAGGTCGGACGCCACGAACTCGCCGCCGCGCGTCGCCACTTTCGAGAGGTCGGCCTTCGTCGCGCCGCCCTTGGCGGTCAGCGGACAGAGGTACCCGGCCTTGATCAAGTCGCCGACGTTGGCGTCGTAGGCGATGTCGGTGAACACCCGATCCTCGCCCTCGGTCAGAACGCCGGAGTCCATGCGGTACGGCGTGGCGGTCAGGCCGATGACCTTGAGCGCGGGGTTGTAGGCGCGCAGCCCCTTCAGGAAGCGGCCGTACATGGTGTCGCTCTTCTTCGAGAGTAGGTGCGCCTCGTCGATGATCACGAGCTCGGTGCCGGCGAACGTGGCCGGCAGCCGGTGGATGGACTGGATGCCGGCGACCGTGATCAGGTGCTTGGCCTTCTGATTGAGCCCAGCCGACCAGATCCCGATGGGCGCCTCCGGCCAGTAGCGGATGATGGCGCGCGCGTCCTGCTCGATCAGCTCCTTGACGTGCGTCAGCAGGATGATGCGGACGTCGCCGTAGCGGTCGAAGGCGTCCTTGATGAACGCGGCCATCGTCAGGCTTTTGCCGGCGCCCGTGGGCAGGACGATCAGCGGATTCCCCGTCTCGCGCTCGAAGTAGTCGTAGATGGCCTGCACGGCCTCCTTCTGGTAGTCGCGCAGCTCGATCATCCCGTCACCTTGGCTCCGAACCTGGCGCGGAACGACTCGACTTCCTTGTTGCAGATGGCGCGATGGTCGGCGGCCGCGGCGATCTCCGGGCTGCGGTAGATCGGCGTCGTCACCGGCAGGTCGGCCGGGGGCATGACGTCTTCCGCCGCGACCACGAACTCGTCGCCGTTGTCCTTGCGCTTGAACAGGATCCATTGGTCGCCAGAGTCGATGGCGTCGGCGTAGGTCACGAGGAACGGCAGCGGCAGATGCGCCTGGCACCCGGCGCGCTGCACCTCGAGCGGGATCTCGGGCTCCTTGTAGAAGGCGCACGACCAACGGGCGTTGCCCTCGCGCTCGGGCGTCGAGTGGACGCACGACCGGCACGACTTCTTGAAGCCCTTGCCCTGATGGCAGACCGCGCTGAACGGACACCAGTTGCAGAGGTAATACTTGGGGTCTTCGCTGATCCGTGGAGGCGGCGCCTGGGCGAAGATGATGCCCTCGGCCTTCACCTCGATCCGCGCGAACTCCGCAGGGTCGAACTCGACCCGCTCGAAGTGCAGGTCGTCGTTGTCCTTGTTCACCGCGCCGTACAGGGCGCGATCCATCCCGGACTTGCCCATGTACCAGATCATCTGCGCGTAGTGCTCGGGCTTGGCCTTCTTCACGCCGTTCTTCTTCAGCTCGGCGAAGCTCTTGCCGGAGTGGGTCTTGTATTCGAGGACGTGCCACCGCTGACCGCCGCCGGGGACGTTGGTCGCCGCGCCGTCCATGTGGCCCTTCATGTGGCCGCCAAGACTCTCGAAGCCGAACTGCTTGCCGCTGGCCGGGTCCATGTCGTGCACCTTCATGCCGATGGCGCGCAGGTCGGCGGTGAACCTGGCCTCGGCCATGTGCCCGGTCTGGAACAGGCGCAGGGTGCGGCCGTCGAACCGCTCCTTGTCGGCCCAGCGGAAGGCGTACCAAAGCGCACGGCTGCAGGGGCGCCCGATGACGGACGCGCCAAGGTAGTTGCGCTGCTTCTCCGACTCGCCGCGCCGCTCGTAGATCTCGAATACGGACGCCGCGATCGGATCGACGTGCTCAGAGATGTCAGCCATTGAACTTCTCCGGCTTGTAGTGCTTGTCGAGGAATTCTTCGGTGGTCACGAGCTGATCCTGTTCGCTCTCGGCCTTCACCTTGGCGACGATGGCCTTCTCGTGCATGAACATCGCGTGAGCGCGGATGCTGAGGAAGACGGTTTCGAGGATCTCGTTGACCGCCTTCTTGTTCTCCGCCATGCCGCAGAGGGTTCCGATCGCCTTGCCAAGCTCGACGACGAGCGCGGACGCATCCTTTGCGTTTTGCTTGTTGCAGGCGTCAAACAAGAGAAATTCGATGGTTGTTTTGTAGTCGAGATTGCTCATTGGGTACCTCGTTGGAAATGCCGTCTCTCCGAGCTGTCACGCTGTTGTATCCCGCGTTTGGGGCCTGGCGGTGGGGGTGGGAGGGCTCCGCCAGGTTTGTCAGTTACTCGGCCGCGTCGGCGATCTCCGCCTCGACGTCGGAGCCCGGCGCCAAGAGCGACACGATGTCCTCGGCGCCGGCGACCTCGACCTTGTAGGCCGTGGCGGTGACGTACCGCAGCGCCTGAGCCGGGCTCTTGGCGCGGACGAGACGCTGCCTCATGGCGGCCTGGTCGGTGACGATGTAGTAACGGCTGTTGGTCTTGCTGCTCACTTGACTTCCTCTTGGGTGGTGGCCGCCGCGTGTTGAGCCTCGGCGGCCTGGATCTGCTGCACGGCGTGTCCGCGCAGCGCGGTGATGAACTCGCTGACCTGATCGTAGGGCAGCTTGCTCAGCCCCTTGATGATCAAGTCAACCTGCGCGAAGTTGAAGACGAACCGGAGTCCCACGGCGTTCGGGTTGAACGCCGTGGGGGTGGTGGTGACGGCCGGCGCCTGCACGGCGCCCTCGATCACTTCCGCCACGGCGCGGAGGCCGCCGGAGCGGCTGCCGGTGCGGAGGCGGACGGGCGCGAGAAGGGTGCCGACGTGGCCGCAGCCGGGGCTGCCGCCTGCGCCTGCGCCACAGGCTCGTACTTCTTGATGCTGTTCCCCTCGCGGTTGCGGTCGTCGACCTCGATGCCGACGGTGGCGAGGAACGGCTTGTTGTGCAGCTCCGAGCTGTTCGACGGCTTGATGATGCCGACGGCGCGGCACAATGCGCCCAGCTCACGCTGAGCGATGTCGACCGCCGTCTGGTTGGGGTTCTTGAGGTTGAGCCGCGCCCACGCCTTGCGGCCCTTGAACGGCCCGTCGAGAACCTCGAAGACGAACTGGAGGTACTCGCCGGTGCCCTTCTTCGTGGCCTTCCACTCGGAATTGGTGGCGATCATGACGTACTGTCCCTCGGGCAGCGCGGTGAACTCCTGCTGCTCGGGAACCTGGCTTGCGTCGAACCCTGAAAGGTCTGCGCTCATTGAGAGATACTCCTTCGGTTGGTTGAGAAAAACTCGATCACTTGGTCGTCATGGCGGTCGAGAGCGCCGCCGCGAAGTCCGACCACGACAGGGGCACGTCCGGCATCCCGTACCGATTGCCGGCGATGTACGCCGGGTGCGGGTTCAGGTGCAGTTTGCGCTTGCCAGTCGAGATCGCCTTCGTTTCCTTCTGGTTGAAGCCGGCGTCGGTCTGGCGCGTCAGCACTTCGTGCTGCGCGAAACCGATCACGTCGGCCCACTCGTTGATGATGCCGACCGCGCGCTTGTTCAGCTTGAGGCTGTAGGCGTCGTAGTCGTCGGGCAGGGTCGGGTTCTTGACCTTGTTGATCTGCTCGTGCGCGATGCAGATGACGGTCATGCCGCGATCGTTCCGGAGCGCGTCGAGCCCCTCGAAGAACTGGCGCCACAGGTCGTCGGCCATGATGTAGCCCTTGCCGTAGCCGATGTCCTCGATGTTCTTGACGCGGTGCGTCTCGCAGACCTTGGCGAGAACGAGCGGCTCGAGCCAGTCGAGCGAGTCCACGAACACCGACTCGTACTCGTGCGGCTCGGTGTAGAGGGTGCCGAGCGCCGCCAAGACGTCCTCGTACCGCTTGGCCTTCGGGAAGGCGTCCACGTCGAGGTTGTCGAGGCCTTCCTCGGTGATGATGCCGATTGCCTTCGGCGCGGACGCCGCGAACGTGGACTTGCCGACCTTCGGCGGCCCGTACACGACGATCTTGGGAGCGCGGAGTCGCTTTCCGCGATTGATGCTGGACAGGTCAAATGCCATTTTCGTTGGCTCCTTCGGTGGTGATGATTCGGTTCGGTTCGACGTTGACTTCGGGGGCGGTGTCCTCGATCCGCTCGAAGCTCTTGGCGGACTCCAAGATGTTCTGGACCAGGACGTTCGCGCACTGGTGAGCCTGGCTCCCCTGCTCGACCCTCTCGCCGTAGTCGGCGGAAATGGTCATGCTGCCATCTTCGGAGTCGGTGAGGGTGATGGTGACGGTGGCCACGGTTACTTCCTCGTGACCTTGACGCCGGTCTTGCCGGGCGTGGCGGTGATGGGCAGGAGCGCGTAGATCTCCGGCTCGTTCGCCTGCAGGTACTTGACGCCGGGGACGTCGAGCTCTTCCTTCAGCTTGACCGGGCGCAGCGCCTCGGGGATCTGCCCCGCGACATCCGCCCACTTCGTCCAGTCCATCTTGCGATTGATGACGGCGGTGATCTCGACCTTGAACTCGCTGGCCGTGTGCGTGACCGAGCCCTCGTCTCGCGTCCCGCACAACTGGACGATCTCTTCCTCGACCGCGACGCGGTGGGCCTTGGCGATCTCTTCGGTGGCCTTCGCCTGCGTCAGCTTGATGCACAACTCGTAGAGGGTCATCTGCGTTGCTCCTTTGTTGGGTGGAGCAAAGCATAGAACAGGCTGTTAGAAAAACTCAACCCCCCGGACGAAAATTGTCGGAACTTTACTTTCACGTTTCGTTCAGGTAATGGGGCGCGCCATCGGGTTAATATAGGTCGTTAGGTCGAATTATGGGATCTGCTGCAACATGATGTTGTCTTGAAAAACTCAACCTGCGCGAGTATCTTGAGCGACACTAGGTGTGAGTTTTCCTCACTCTCGCAACAAAAGGCTGTGTCTGGCATGAAGCGAAAACTGCAACGAACCTTTGGCGACGAGCCTGTGGGGTATACCGTTGAAGGCGTCTTGGCGCAAGCAGGCGGACGCGGCGCGGTCGCCCGTCGCCTCGGCGTCTCCATCCAGAGCGTGTCGAAGTGGGGGCGTCGGATACCTGGCCCCCATGCTCGTGAGGTTGCGATCATGGCCGGGCTCCCGCTTGCCGTGGTGCGACCGGATCTCGTCCGCGAAACTGCCAGCGACTTCGGGAAGTAAGCGGCGTGGCGGGGGAAAGCGTGTTCGAGCGCCATGCGTGGCGCTTCATCGAGCGGAACATCTCCGTCGTCCCCATCGCGCCGGGCTCCAAGCGCCCCGGGCGGTGGAGCGAGGCGGGTGGGTGGGAAGGCATGGGCGACTGGACTCGGTTCGCGCAGCGGATGCCGACCGAGATCGAGCTCAAGCATTGGGGCCAATGGCCGGACGCCGGCATCGGCGTGGTGCTGGGCGAGTTGTCCGGCGTCATCGGCCTCGACCGCGACTATGACGTGCCGGGTGCGTCCGACGCACTCGACAAGCTCATTCCGTTCAGCCCGGTCGCCAAGAAGGGCGAGAAGGGGTGGACGAAGTTCTACCGCTACAACGGCGAGAGGTCGTGCAGCTTCAACGTGCAGGGGCACCGCGTCCTCGATGTGCTGTCGAACGGCCGCCAGACCGTCGTGCCGCCGACCGCGCACCCGAGCGGCTGCAGTTACGTCTGGATCACCGTCGATACGCTCGACGACATCACGAGCGTATCAGACCTGCCGACGCTGCCGGACGACTTCCTCGCGCAAGTCGAGGCGCTCCTTGCCCCGTACCAGAACGACACCGACAAGAAGTACCAGCGCAAGACCATCGCGCCGAACGAGGACACCTCAAAGATCGACACCGGGCTGTCGATCCAGGCGCAGTATTTCAGCGACCTCAACCGAGCCGCGCTCACCCGCCTCGATGAATGGGTCGAGCGGCTGATCCCGACCGCCAAGACCAACAAAGACGGCTTCCGAGCCGTGGCGACGTGGCGCGGCGCCAAGAACCCGAACGTGGGCATCCACCCGTCCGGCATCTTCGACTTCGGCGGCAACTACGGGATGACGCCGATCGACCTGGTGATGTACTCCAACGGGCTCCCGTTCGCCAAGGCGGCGGAGACCCTCCGGGGGTGCCTCGCCCTGTCCGAGCCGGAGCCGATCACCTTGGGCGGCGCCACGCCGACGCAGAGCCCGTCTGAGCCGACCGCCCCGGCGTCCATGCCCACGATGCCGTGGCGCAAGCCGGCCGCCCCTGCGGCCTCCGTGGCGCCCCCACCGGCCATCATCCTCCCGGCCACCACGTCCGAGGCGCCGGCCAAGGCCATCCCGGCCTTCATCACCGACCCGCCCGGCATCCTCGCCGACATGGCGGGGTGGATCACGGCGACCGCCCCCAAGTCGCAGCCCGAGCTCAGCCTCGCCGCCGCGATCGCCATGGCCGCGGCCTGCACCCAGCGGATCTACCGGTCGAACCTGTCGAACTTCACGAGCCTGTACCTCGTCATGGTGGCCAAGTCCACCGAGGGCAAGGAACACCCGCAGTCGTGCGTCGAGCGCGTCCTGACGGCGGCGGGGCTCGAGCACCTGGTCGCCGGGTCTGGCTACACCTCGAGCGGCGCCGTGTTCTCGGCGCTCCTGCGCCAACCGGCCCACCTGGCCATCATCGACGAAATCGGCAAGCTCCTGAAACTGTCGCGCGCGAAGGGCAACGCGAACTCGGAAGCGGCCATCGACAAGTTGGTCGAGGCGTTCGGCAAGCTGAACGGCGTCATGCGCCCCCCGGTCTACTCGACGATGACGATGACGCAGGCGCAGGTCGCGGCCAGCAGCGTCGAGCGGGTCATCCATAACCCGGCGGTCAGCCTGCTCGGCGCGACCACCCCGGCAACCTTCTGGTCGTCCCTGACGGACGACCTGATCCAAGACGGCTTCCTTGGCCGCCTGATCGTGGTCGAGTCGAGCCAGCCCCGCCAGTTGGCGCGGTTCGTAGACCAGACCGACCCCCCGGCACGGGTCGTCGAGTGGTGCCAGGCCGTGAACGCCCCAGCGCAGCGCCAGGGCGACCTGGCCTCGCGGAGCCTCGCGGAGCTGGAGCCGGTCACGGTCTCCATGACCATTTCCGACGGGTGTCAGGACGTCATGCGGTCGTTCGAGTCGGAGCTGAACAAGCTGAAGGACGCCTTCGAGGCCGAGGGGCTCGATGTCCTGCTCGGGCGAACTTTCGAGAAGGCGCTGCGCCTTGCCATGATCGCCGCGAAAGCGCGGGACGCCGGAGCGGCGCGCGTCGAGCTGCAGGATCTGGAGTGGGCAATCTCGTACATCCGGCACTACGACATGGCGCTCGTCCGTGCCGTGAGGAAGAACCGGGTTCGCAGTCAGACCGACGCCGACACCAAGCGGGTGCTCGAGTACCTGAAGGCGGCCAAGAGCTTCGCGGGGGAGCAGAAGAACCCGCGCCTCGCCTCCGTGCTTGCGACCGGCGCGATGCCCCACGCCCTGCTACTGAAGAAGATGCACATGAAGTCGAGGGAGTTCACCGAGCTGATGAACACGCTCGTCGAGGCGGGGATCGTGATGAAGAGCCCCGGCGCGCACTTGCACTACGCCGGGGATGTTTACTTCACGGGCGAGGAATGATCTGGTTCATTCGCCCCCCCCCCCTCACACGGATGGCCTCGGCGCAGTCCCGCGCAGTCCCGCCAAACCTCTCGGCAATTTCAGCGCATTCCTTTTCACACGCCTCCCGCTCGGCCTCGACCGCTGCTGCAATCTCGCGCCGTCGGTTCACGCACAGGGGCTTCTGGCAGTCTGGGCCGCAGGTGTGGATATGCTCCGGCTCCGCGAGCGCGGCGTCGAGGGCGGCGAGGGCGGCGTAAAGTCTTTTGCCTGAAACCAATGCTTGCCGTATCTGCTCGGCTTCGGCGCGGGGCAGGGTGATGTTGCTCATGACAGCACCACCGCAGCCCACGCCTTGACCAGCAGCGGCACGGCAAACACCGCCCATGGCACAAGAAGCCACCACGGGGGCGGCTTTTCAATATCGTGCCAATAAGCCAAATTCGCATAGGTCAGAAAAAGCAGCATAAGCGTGTAAATAAGAGCACTTAGTTCAACGCTCACGGCTTTGCCTCCTTGATCGCGTCGATGGCATCCTGCGCGGCTTCGTCAGCCTCCCTCGCCACCCTTGCCGCCGCCGCCGCCGCCGCCCACGGAGCCACCGCCACCGCCGCCGCCGCCGCAGACCCTGCAGGCGCGGCATAGTAAGCATCCCGCATTGCCTTTTCCGTGCGCTCACGGCACATCGTCTGCCACGCATCGGCATAACTCCGTTTCGGCTTGTGCGCCTCAAACGCCGCCCACATTTCGGTCAGTTTGTCGCTCACGGCTTCACCTCCTTGATCGTAAAGGTCGGCTGGTCGCGGTTGGTGTTGTAGCCCTCGACCTGTGGCTTCTGCTCCGCAAGCGCGGCGTCGAGAACGGCGAGGGCGGCATAGTCAGCACCGTCCCACCAGTCCGGATTTTCGTAAGCCTCCAACAATTTCCGCAGCACTTTGGCATGGGCGCGGGGCAGGGTGATGTTGTCGGTCATTGTTCTCTCCTGTGTACCCATACTTCGGCTCCTGTCTCGGGATCGCGGTAGTTCAGTTCGGGGTTGCACCAGCAAGGGCTTCCGTCCGTGACGTGTTCGCGGTATGCTCCGCCCGTGAGGGTGTCGATTTTGCCTTCAACACCACTACGGGCCGGGGCTGCAACCTCGGCCCGTTCCTTTTTCGGCTCCGCGAGCGCGGCGTCAAGGGCGGCGAGGGCGGCGTCTATTTCTCGACACCAGAACGCGCCGTCGCTGTTCGGAATGCTCAAGACATCCCATTCCCGCAAATGATGCAGAAAATTCCGCGCTTGCTCGGCGGCGCGGCGCAGGGTGATTGTGTCGGTCATCCGAACACCCCCTTAATCCAGAGCATCGTCATCGGCGGGAGCCACCAGAGCGCAACCCACACCACACCTCCTATGCGGACTCTCTTTGAGCCGCCAGCAGGCTCGAAAGCCGCACACGCTCCGGGTATGCCAATCAAAAGCATCGCCCACAAAGCCCCAAACTGCATATCGCTCACGACCGCACCCCCTCGATGACAGCCAGGGCGGTCTTGGCGATGGTGCCGAGCCGGAGCGCGGCGACCGCGCCGTTGCCACGGTTCAGGTTGCGGTCGGTCGAGCGCCTGGCGATCTCGCGAAGCGCCTCCTGCGCGATTTCCAGCTCCTTGCTCAGATCTCGTGCGAACTCGGTCTCAGTCGTCATGCTTCATCCTCCGTGCGGCGTCGATGGCCGCGTTCAGTTTCTTGATCCACCATCGAGCGACGGCTGCGCGTCTGCGCTCCGCCGCCCACATCCTCCAGAGGCGAACCTGCTCGGGCGTCGCCTTCTGCTTCTTGCGCTGTAGGCGCTGCCGGGGCGCCTTGTGCGGCTTCCTCGGCAGTCCCCAAATATCGCGCCACTCAGAGCCGCGCCCGGTCACGCGAAAGGCTATCAGCCAGGTCTAGGTATGGCTGGACGCAGGGCTGCTCGTAGCCTAGCGCGACCATGAGGTTGCAGGTAGCCTCGATCACTTCCTCGACCGTGCTACAGGCGTCCACATGGACGGATAACTCGCACCTCGGGAGCCGCCCGGAGATGGTCATGAACTGGTGCGCCGGGTCAGTCATGCCGCACTTCCCACGGCTTCCTGGATCTCGGCTTGCGCTTCACCTCGTTCTTCGGGTGCAGCAGCCACGACTCGCCGGCTGCTTCGACCGCCTGCCGGCGCTTCGCTTGCAGCGCCTTGAGCGTTTCCTCGTCCTGCACGGGCGTGGCGCAGAAGAACCCGCGCCTACGATTGCGCGACTCGTGGAGCCGCCCGTAGCCCACGGCTGCGACGACGATGGTCGTCACGACTGTTCCCACCACAATCAAAGTCTCGGTCATCATCCGTTGTCTCCTGCCTTCTCGGGCTTGCTCACGAAAAACGAATCTGTCGAATCCTCGTCCTCTTTGCCGACCGGCCAACATTGAATCAGGACGCCGGTCTCCACGACTCGGATGCGGATGGCGAGGCCGCTCACTTCGATCCACGCCGCGCCGTCGCGCAGGATGTAGTCGCCGTCCGCCAGTTTCCTCGGCGCGCGGGTCTTGATGTTCGGCAGCGGGATCAATTCGGTCTGGCCGCTCATGCGAACAACTCCATCTGCGGTGGGTCGTAGACCAGGCGGGAGCCCTCCCACACGCGCCCGTTGCCGTTGAGCGTGTACCAACGCCCGTACAGGCGCAGGGTGCCCTGCGGGAACGGGGGCGCGACACGCGCCTCCGCCGTGGCCTCGTGGTACTCGTCGCGCATGGCCTCGTAGAGTTTCGATGCGTCCGCGAACGACGTGACAGGCCACTCGTTCGAGCCGACTTTGAGGGATCCGGTGTCGCCGGTCATTTGATACCTCCATTGAAAAACTTGCCGCTCTCCGTGAACTGGTAGCCGTTGATCTCGATGGATTCATCTGCGGCTTCGTCCGACAACTGATATTCCATATCCTCGCGCCATTCTTGAAATGCCGCGTCGATGGCTGCGCGGAACGCTGCGCGTGGATCGCTTGTCCGCTTCCACTCGTCGTGGAAAGTCATGTAAAGCGCACAATCAAGGCAATACCCGGTCGGCATATCGTCGCGGTTGATGTCACGCAACTTGACGCCGCGCAGCATCCCGGCAGGCATATCCAGTCGATAGTGAATCGGGCAGCCCGCACTTATGCTCCAGTCCGTCAGCTTCGCCCCGTATCGTTCGCAGAATCGCTCGATAGACTGCCGCGATTCCTCCGTCCAGGCGTAGTCCATCCCGTCTCGGTACCATTCCCGCGCCTTTCCTTTCGCCGCTGGCGTCAATTCGCTGAATTCGTAGACGGAGATCAATACATTTTTCACAGCGTCACCTCCACAATCAAAGACTGAACCTCGTGCGACTTTCCTTTGGGCGGGTAGTACCACACGCTGACCTTCAGCACGAACTTGCCGTCTGCTTCGCTGACGCGCCACAGGCCATAGTTGCACTCGCCCTTGAACAACCACACGCCGCGCACCTGCTTGCCGTACTTGCTCCAGTCGAGCAGGGCTTCGCGCAGGCAGTCCGCATCTGGCAGGTTGTCGGGGTCGATGTCCGTCCGGCTGACCACCTTGTAGTCGATGGCACTCGTGGCGGACTTCACCGCCTCGCCCCCGCTCATGCTGCCTCCGCGCTGCCGTTCTTGGCAGTCAACACGCAGACCGCTTCCACGGAATACTCGTAATCGTCTGGGTCGTCGCCTCTGTCCTCGACTTCCTGTCGCGCGTTTTCGATGACGACATCATCGAAACCAAGAGGGCATCCGTACAGATCGGACAGGTCGAAACGAATTTCCCTCTCGCTCTCGGCGATAGTTCCGATGTTGAGCAGCTCGGTGGCTTCGCCCTGGCTTTGCAGCGCGTGGTCGCCCTCGACGTAGGCAAGGGCGCACCCGTGCATACGGGCGCGCTCGATGTCGTCGCTCGTAAAGTGCAGGATGAAGTTGTCGATAGCGGTGAGGGCTTCCTTCTGCGCTTGGTTCAGCGGCGTCGTCGGCGCGTCCTCGGCCACGGCATCGTCCACAAAGATGGAATCGGCGTTGGTGGACACGAGCATAACCTCGATGGCCTTCGACAATTCCGCCACCGCTGCGTCCGCTTCCTCTCCGTCAGGCAGGGCGATGCCCTCGTACCGAGCCTTGATGATGATTTCCAGAGCCATGTCGTTCTCCTTCGTTCGGTTGGTGTTTGAGTGTATGGCGCGGGTCAGCCCCGCGCCTCGGTATCTGCGGTCGCGTCCACGGTGCGGTCGTCTTGCACCGGCTCGACCTTGTATCCCCGGTTCATCCAGACTTCCATCTTGATGTTGCGGAACCAGTCGGCGACCGTCGGGATTCGCCCACCGCAATCCTCCTTGACGTGCTGCTCCCCGATGTAGCGCACGGGCACGATCCGCCCGTCGCTGTTGGTGATGGTGCGACCAAAGACGCGCTCCGCCTCGAATATGCCTTGCGAGTGGTGGCGCAGGGCGCGATGCCTCGCGTCCGCGAAAACCTCCTTCGTCGCGTCGAACCAGTCGTGGATGGGGGCGTAGTCCTCGACCTGGCCTCCCCAGAGTTTCACGCTCGTCAGCGAGTGGTGGTGCGGGTGCATTACTTCGACTCCTGCTGCTTCATGCCGGAGAAGTTGAATCCGTAGGTGTTGACCTCGGTGTAACGCTCGTTGACTTCGAGCTTGAATTCCAGTTTGCCGCTCTCGGTCACGGTGATGGTGCATTCGCCAAAACCGCCGATGCCGTTGTACCAGTCAACCCCGGCTCGATCTAAAGCCTCGTCCACAAGCCGCTCGATGTGATTTTTGAGGCTGGTCTTGTCTCGTCTTTCTTCACGGGTGTAGCCCGTTGCGGGGCTAAATGAGGAATAACGCTCCCACGACTCGACGATGATTCCACCAACGCCCCTAACCGGGGTCGCATTCGCCTCTCCGTTCTCGTCGATGGTGGTGGCGTAGAAGTCGACCCTTTCGATGGAGCCGCTGTCGCCGCTGCCATCGAAAGACACGTCGATCCCGGTGATGCCGTTCTCGCGCAGCACCTTCACGAGCGCGTCGCGGTCTTTGGCGGAGGGGAAGATTTTAAAGTCATGTGTGTTGTCGCCCACGTTCATGCTCTCCTTCGGTCGGTTGATTGGTCGGTCGTTGAAGTCTAGGGGTCGGTTCTGGTCGTTGCTCGGCTATCGTTCGTCGCGTCCACGGCGCGGTCAGTCGTCGTCCGCTTCGAGTTCTTCGTCGGTCAGGTCGAGCAGCGGCGTGGATGCGTCCGTCGCGGCTGCGATGGCGGTGTGGGCGGCTGCCATAAACTCGTCGGAAATGATGTAGGCGCGAGTCCCCGCAGGGCCGGACATCGAGACGCACCGCACTACATTCCGCAACGCCTCCAACAGCAGCGGCGCGGCCTTGATGAGCCGAGCGTTCGCCTCGCCTGCGCCGCGCTCCGTGCCCTCGGCGAACACGAGCGCGACGTTGCCGTTGAAGTCCGCCCCGATGATGATGTTCTCGTTCACGCCGTCGTCGTCGAAGTCGTGCCACGCGAACCACGGTGCAGGGGTGTGGGTAGCGCCGTCATCTTCGAGGTGCGCGCGGAAGGTCAGCGTCGTGCCGGTAGTGCTGTAAAGGCTGCCGATCTCAACGACGCCCTGCCCGTTCTCGGCTTCGGTCAGCCAATGCCCGAATTGCTCGTCAACGATAGGACTGCCCACAAATAGCCGATGATTCTCGTTCAGCCACTCCCGCAGTCGCTTCGCGGATTCGTCCGTGACTCGCTTCATGCCTCGCCCTCCTTCTTGCCGTTGGAGTAGTAGTCGTCGAGCGCGGCCTGCACGTCGTCGCTCTGGTGAACCCAGACCACCGCGGAGTCGGGGTTGGCCTCGTCGAGCAATATCTCTGCGTCTAGGTCGTCAGCCGCCTCGCACTTGAAGGCGAGGGGCGCGTCGAGCGGCTTCGAGCCGGGGGGGCGGTACAGGACGATGTAGGGGTAGAGGTCGCTTTCGTCGTCCTCGTCCGTGTCGTCGTCCTCGATGAACTCGTTGCTCTCCGCCATGTCCTTGACCTCGGCCTCGCTCATGTGGTCGAGGCAGGCGTTGGCGAGGGTTCGGGCATCGAGCAGCCCCGCGTCCATCATTTCGATCAGTCGGACGGTGCTCGGTCGTGCGTTTCTCATGAACTTTGATGCTGTCATTTCACAATGCTCCTTGTGGTATCCAATCGTTCGCGGATTTAACTCGGTCAATCAGGCTCCGGCTCGGGATGTCCGGGTCTTTGTCGGTTTTCAGCTCGTCGTAGAAAACGAGAAGGAGGACGAATGCCTCGCAATCCTCCTCCCACCAAATCGGTTTTGTGCCGTATCTTGACGGCGCGTTCTGCGCCCACTCCGGTAGCGCGGCACGGCGCTCTGGCGAAAGCCAGATGCCGCCGTGCCCCTCGGTGCTGACGAACCAGATGCCCGGCGCCAACATCTCCGCGCTCTGCACAAGACCCCACGGGGTCGTCTGCGGCGGTCGGTCGAGGGCGGCGCTCACAGCACCGCCCCCGGAATCGCGCCGCCGTGACGCGCCGACCAGTCCGCCTTCCACTCCTTCGCCAACTGCGCGGCGTCCGGGTGGAATTTGATGTCGAGAATGGCGTTCAGCACCCAAGCCGCTGTCATGGTGCGCGGGTTCGGCTTCGTCCTTTCCCAAATGTCGAGGATGGAGAAAGCAGCGGCGCGGAGGTCGGCGGTGACTTGCAGCTCCGGTGCGGCGTTCTCCGAGATCGGCTGCGCCGCCTTCTTCGCGTCCTCGATGGCCACCGCCTCGTCCACGGTCATGTAGAGGCTGCGAAGGGCGATGCGAAGGTCGTAGTCGGTCGCGTCGTCGCTCACCTCGTCCGCCGCGATGTCGTCGAGTTCGGCGATGGCCGTCCGAAGCAGGTCGTCGTCGCACTCGTGAAGCGGCACGATGGTGTCCTCACCGTAGGCCGTGCGTCCGCCGTCGCCGTAGAGCGTGACGGAGACGATGAGGCCGTCCGTGGTGTCGTCGTAGTCGAAACTGGCGCGGCTCGGGAAGTCGGTGATGCTGTCGATGGTGCGCTTCACTTGCCGCCCTCCGTGGTGGTGTCGTCGTCCTCGTCGCAGTCGTCGAACAGCGGGTTGTACGGGTCGATGGGTTGGTGGTACTCGCCCCCGGTCTCGATGATGTCGAGGCCGTCGTAGAAGTGATAAATCTCGGCCTCGTCGTCGTACTCGGCGCGAAGCAGGTCGCGCACCTTACCGGCGAGGCGGATGAACTGCTTTTCGGTCATCACCTCGTTGCCGTTGTTAAGCGTGGCCAACACCTCGATGTCGCCGTCGGTACGCTCGAAGCCAATCGTCACCTTGTCGATGCGGGACGGGCGCACGGGCGCGGTGGTCGGGGCGGGGGTCGGCTCGTCGTCCTCGTCCTCCCACTCCGTCCAGTACGAATCGCCCTCGCCGTCGTCGTGCATCTCGGCGTAATCTTTGGGCGTGTAGGTCTTGTGGAGGCACACGTCGGAGCAGTAGTACTCGCGTCCGCCGTCGATGCAGTATCCCTCGGTCATGTGCTTGCCGCACTCTTTGCAGGTTCGTTCGGTCGTCACTTTGGAAACCTCCGGGGGCTTGCGCCCCCATCGTTGTTGTGTGCGTTCGGTGAGCGGGTATCAGAGCAGACCGCGAGAGGCGAGGGAAACGGTTTCGCGTCCCGCGACCACTAGGTGGTCAAGTACCCGGATGTCCACGAGCGCGAGGGCATCGCGGAGGCGGGTGGTAATCATCTCGTCCGCCATGCTCGGCTCGGCGACCTGCGACGGGTGGTTGTGGGCGAAGATGACGGCGGCGGCGTTGTGCCGCAGCGCGGCCTTGACAACTTCGCGGGGATGGACGGTCGCGCCGTCGATGGTGCCCCGGAACAATTCTTCGGTCTCGATGACACGGTGGCGGTTGTCGAGGTAGATGGCGGTGAACACTTCGTGTTCGAGGTTCGCCAACTTCAGGACGCAGAACGAGGCGGTGTCCGCCGGGCTGTGCAGCGGCACACCGATTTTTTTGAGCCGTCGTTCCACGATGTCGAGGGCTTGCGCGATGACGGCGTTATCGGCGACCTCCTGCGGGTCGATGGCAGGCACAGAGCGGAGGCGGCGGCGGGTCTTGGTGGCGGTCGTTTCCATTTCAGTAATCTCCGAGAGTTGCGTTGAAGGCCAAGCGATCGGTTATCAGATTGGCGCGGCGGAGCGCGTCGATGTACTCGACGAAGGTCTGGCGCACGAGGCACGGGTCGTTCGAGCCGTGGAGGTGCGCGTGGCGCGACCAGAAGGCGCGGCGCAAGTCACGGGTGCGGATGTAGCGCATGGGTCAGCCCTCCGCCCGAAGTCGCGCAGCCACCGCCAAGACGCAGATGCCCATGACGATGGGCACGGCGCTGAACAGGGCGAGGCCGCAGTAAACGAGGCCGAAGGCTAAAAGGTTGAGCGTGGCGCAGATGAGGTACTTCATGGTCAGCCCTCCCCCCCGTTTTTCGGCGGGAAGTCGTCCGGGTCGGTGTAGGTGGCGATGTAGACCGCCACAGCCCACACAGGGGCGCACAGCACGAGGGTGAGGGCGATGGACAGGATGTAGTCGAGCGTGGTCATAGCGTGGTTCTCCGTTCGATTGGTGAGGGGTTAGGTCAGACGGCGAGGGACGGGACTTCTTCGGTCAGGGCGATGAGTTGGTTGAGCATCTCGCCGTAGTAGAGGTACTCGCCCGAAATCATGTCGGCGCGGACGGTTCGGTTGTGGTCGTAGGCTTCCATGACCGCCGACACCGTGAGGTCGCACGGCGCGGTGGTGCAGTAGTCGAGGCCGCGAGTCACGTCGATGAACAGCACGCGCCCGTCGTCGAGTTTGGTGGCGGCGATGATTTGCCCGTGCGGGGCGTAGACGCGCCCGGACTGGAAGGCGATGGCGGGAAGGGTCAGGCCGATGGGGTCGGTGATGGTCGTTCGGATGATGGTCATGGGTCGGTCGCTCCGTGGTTGGTGATAGGTCGTGGGCGAGATTGAGCGCCGAGCAATTCGGGGTCAAATAGTTTCGTGCGACGCGACCACTATGCGGACAGAGGCCGGGGCCGGGAGTCGGTCGAGGGTCGGCGCGGTTCCCGGCAGTTCCCCAAAGTTCCCAAGACTTGGGAAGCGGTATTAGACCTGGAGTAAAGGATATAAGTATATGATTAATATATATTTTTTACTTTATTTCTCTATCTCTCACCCCCTGCGTTTCCCAAGTTCCCAGTCATCCCCCCTTGCTTGGACTTATCCACAGGTAGGTATCCCCGGACTCAGGGAACACGGGGATGTTGGGAACTTGGGAAATTGAGGGTGTTTTCGGTCGGTTTTTCTTTCACGGTCAATGGGTTAGGCGCGGAAAGGCGTTTCCCGAGGCTTGGGAACTTCGGGGAATCGTGGGAAACGCCGTGGTGTGGTGTGTTGGTGGTGTAGAGCGGTGGGCCGGATGCCGGGTCGAATGCCCCGGTCGGCCTGTCCCCTCCCTCCTTTCCTCTCTCGTGAGGCTTGCCGGGAGCGGTTGACCGGAGCTAGAGTCGGCGCTCATGGATAGAGCAAAACGCAATCGGGTCGAGGAACGGGAGCAGGCACGGGTGGTGCGGTGGTCGCACCTGCAAGCGGTGAGGGCGGTCGCGCCGGAACTTCGATGGCTGCATCACTCGCCGAACGGTGGGCGCCGGGACGGCTTCACCGGGGCGCAGATGGTGGCACTCGGCGTCAAGCGCGGGTGGCCGGATTTAGTCC